GCTTTCATATTTATAAAATGGTGCATGAGTTTTATATGCACCAGAAACTACCACATCTTCATCTTCTTCAAATTCAAATTCAGAAACACTAAATGTACTTGCAGAAGTTCTTTTAATTTGAATTGAAGGATTATTTCTATGTGTAATAAAAACAGTATCACCAAACTGTGCAAAATTTAATTCAAATAATTGAGCAGTAGTCCAATTACAATTAGAAGTTATATTAGATTGTATTACAGCACCACTATTAGAATAAACATCAAGTCTATTATTTGATAAAACAAATATTGCAACCTCATCATTAGAAAATATAAATGGAATAATTCTACATTCTGCTGGCATTGTAGCCATATACTCAGTAGCTGGTCTACGCATTACTCCACCTTCATCTAATAAATACCAGTTGCGTACTTGTTTACCACCTTCAAAATATGCTTTAGCATCAGTTCTTGCATTAAGGAGATTATTAATTTCTCCAGCAGAAAAATTTGTATATACTTGTCTTACTTTTCTAGGCATTATCCGACCACAAGTCCACTACGACTGCTTCTTCTTTCTGTTATAAATCTATCAGTAGAAAGTGTTTTAGTAGTAGTTTCTTGTGAGTCAGTGTTTTTAGCTATTAGCATTTGTCTTTCACTTAGTTGATCAAACTCTCTTACTAAAGCTGCGTCTCTTGCTACTGATCCACCAAAAATACTAGCTAGTTTATATTCTATTGCTAATCTAAAATGAGGAGGAAATTGATCTTCACTTTGTCTAAAAATATAATCCATAATTACTGTGCTTTGAGATCCAAAACCATCTAAATAAATTTTATCTTCGTATCTATTATACTGTATTAATGCATCATTAACTGTAACTGCTAATATTTTTAAACATTCAGGATTAGCTGGTATTTGATATGCATATTCAAATCTACCAGTAGGAGAATCTGCTAATAAAGATAATTGTTGTTGTCCTGTTGCAAATCTCCAATTATGTCTAGTTAAACTAGATTCAATAATTTCTTCGTATATTGTGTTAGTTACGTTAGCTTCTGTTGTTCCATCAGTAAATGAAGCAATAGGATTTGCTCCTATCATTACTAATGCTCTTGAAGCTATATCTACTTTGGTTACTGCCATACATTACTCTCTAGGTAGCATTATACTTAAATTTTTTCCTTGTATTTGATTAATTTTATATTTTTCATTTAAATAAGAAACAATATTAGTAAATTCTTTTTTTCTTTTTTGAGGATCATCTGAAACAACAATAGATTCTAACATATCCATATTTATTCTTACATCATCTATTTCTTTAGGATTTAAATGTCTTGGTGACATAAAAGTATTTTTATTTTTATCACCAGTTAAATTAACTTGTATTTGTCCATCTGGCATTTTTTTATATGTATAGGATACTTTACTTGCAGAAGCTAAAACAGAAGTTCCTAATGTTCCAGCTATAATACCACTTATAACTGGTGCTTTTTCTACTGTTTTATTAATTTTTTTATTTAAATCTTTAACTTTAGTTTTAGTTTTATCTATTGTTGGTTTGGCTGCTTTAATAGCTTTTTTTCCTGTTTGTGCTGCACTTGCTCCTACACCAGCAATAATATCAGGTGTTTTCATAATTTTTCTTGTTGCTTTATCTGCGTCTATTGCAGCTTTGTTAGGATCTATAGCTGATTTAAATTTTGCATTAGTTAATTCTTCTTTTACTTTTTTTTGTTTTATTCTACGACCTTTAGTTTCTAAATCTTTTTTTTTCTTTTTGGCAGCACTTATAGCTTTGCCAACTATTTTTTTACCTACACCTACTGCTGCACTTATTGCCATAATTTTTTCCTATTTGACTAGAGGGGGATAAACCCCCTCATAGTTGTTAATCTCCTTATGCAAGAGCTACTGTTGTTACAGTAGTTGCACCTGTTTCAGAAGTAACTGTTATTACGTCCATTTCGTGAGTTCCACCTACACCGATTGAACAAAGGATAACATCACCTTTGCTTAATTCTTTGTAAGCAGAATTGAAATAGCCAGAAGCTACAACAGCTGCCTTAGCATCACCATCAGTATAAAACCATAGTGAGTTTCCAGCACCAGCTCCTGATATTTTCTTAATCGGATTTGAAGTTTCGTATGCCATTATTTATCTCCTATTCCGCACACTTCTGTACTCTAATACCATTAGTATCAATTAGAATTGATCCCATAGATAAGTAAGAAGTCATTAAGTGAGATACCTTTTCAGGTATGTAGTTTACTTCAGTTCTAACTTCAGATCCTACACCTAGACCCATTGATGACTTGTGCCATGCAATAGTGTGTCTATCAGTAGAGCCAGATGAATCTAGACCAGAATGTACAAATACTAAGAAACCTAAGAATTTTTTCGCTGTGTAATTCATACCAGAGAAAGGTAATTCGTTAGATCCAATGTATTCCATTCTTGACCATTGATCATCATCAAGTAAGTTAGACCATTGATTAGGGCCGATTGCCCAGTATCTTGAGCCATCATCAGGAACATCATTAGTTCCGAAAAGCGCTTGCATTTCTTGGAACTTATCTACGTTCATGTCAGTTGCCACAGTACCACCTTGAGCACCAGCATTGTTAGCTAGTGTAGTAGCAGAACTCATAGCATCTGTAATGATAGAATCAGTTTTACGACCAAGAGCATATGCTGCATTATTTGCAACAACTGATCTTTCGTCAATATTGGTTTTAAGCTCGTCTAGTTTGTCTACGTAATCAGACGCATAGAAATCAGCTAGAGTTGCAGTTACATTTGTGTGAGAAATGTTCATAGCAACTACTTCTGCGTGTCTTGCTTTGCTTGTAGCTTCACCTGTTCCAACTTTTTGGAATTTTACAGATTCACCACTTACTCCGTTTACAGTACGCACTAGGCTTTTTAGCTTACTACCCATTCTTTGATATGCCATATGCACTTCAGCTTCGAACTGAGTGATAAAAGCATTAGTAATAGAAGCAGACATTTTAACCTCCGTATGCTTGTTAAGTTTACCTAGATTGTCTCACAGGAGTTTGATATGTTATCTTTACAGGCATATCTAAGGCCTTAGAGGTCTATTTATTCTTTACTGACATTTTTTTTAAGATTTTTCAACTCACAAATATCAACAACATTTTCTTTAGGAATAACACAAGTATCACCAATATCTGTATCATTATATGTCATGTATAAAATTAATACATCATCATCATCTTTTAAGACATATCCTTCACTATAATTTATAGCTGGTTTTAATTTTTTACCCTCAATAGGATCTAGCCATTCAGCAAACGATTGTGCATCACGCCAAGTAGCTTTAACTCGCCTTTTGATTTCCGTAGTACTTTTCATATAAGTTACTTACTTTATTAATATAAGCTTGATCTCTATCTCCATCTTTCCAATATCGAGGATCTTTCATCATAGATCTAAGATCATCTAAACTAGGAGCAGCATCAATAGCTGTTTCAGTTTGTGGTATTGGTGCATCTTTATTAAGTTTCATTATTTCTTCTAATGCTTTTACACCTTTAGCTGTACTAGCAAATTCAGATATAGCATCATAGGAATCAGTAGATAAATTTTTCTTACTCCATAAATCAGCAGCTTCTATTCTTGCATTTGCATTTTCACCTAATAATTGTTTCTCATTTTCAAGATCAGGTAAACTTCCTATTTCATTATTAACAAAAGCTTCTATACCTGTATTAAATTGATCTTGAGATAATCCAGCTTCTTTTGCAGTTTTTTGCCACCATTGTAATAAAGGCATTTCAGGATCAATATCCATTTGTACATTTTCTGGTATTTCAGGCATACTGATTTCATAGTTTTCAGGAACTTTAGCTTTTAATTCATTAGCTATATCTTCTCTAATTTGCTTAGATAAATCTTCTGTTCTTGATCCTAATTTTTTTTCTAATGAATTATAACTACTGGATAGTTCTTCTATATTAATTTCATTAGTATCTTTGTTCCAAAATTTATCTTGAACAAAATCTGGTTTAGAGCTTTCTTCTGTTTGTTCTGTTTGAGTAACTACTTCTTCTTCCATTCTTTACCTCGCTTAATTCTATTTTTAATTTGTTGCAGCATAAATCGTTGTCCTTCTAAATGCCATAATACTCTACTATCAGCAGTAGGATTTACTGTAGTATTCATAACAATACTATCAAAGTATTCCAATATTTTTTTTCCGTCAGGATCAGAAAAAACTGCAGCAAATATTTGATCTATTTCGCTAGTATCTTTTTTATTGTCCTTCTGGCGATTGACTAGGGATTCCCAACTCATTTTGTGCCATATTAGACTGTTGTGCCATGTTTTGCAACGATTGAATTATTTGTTGCTGCTCTTGTGGATCTCGTATTAATTTTTCTGGTAATCCTAATTTTTCTGCTAAATATCTAGCTACTTCATCTTGTTTAACAATCATATTAAGAATTTGTGGGCCAAATGTTTGAGCTAGTATTGCATTAAAATTATTAACTACTGCAACATCTTGTTGATGTTGAGCTTGAGCTAATGGTGATTGAGCTATGACAGTTACTTCTCTATTATCAATTTTTGGAATTGCTATTCTACCTTGTTTAGATAATATTCTAATTACTCTACGAAGTAATGGTGTTACAAATTCTGATTGTAGTCTACCAAATGATGATCCAATTTGTCTTGATAGATCTGCCATTCTTTCAGATACTTCAGTAGCAGACATTGGTGTACCTTCTGGTCTACCTAATGTTTCCATGTATAATGCTTTCTTAATATTTTGACGCATATCAGCTAATATTAATTGAGCTACATCAAATCTACCAGCACCAGCTAAAGGTGTAAGACCTCTACTATTTGGAGCTACAGGAATTAAAGCACCTGGCACAAGATTTATATTATCAGGATTAACAACACCATCATCTTCATAAGTATATATTCCACTAATATTCATTTGTGCATTTTGTAATATTAGTTCTACTGTAAGATTAGTTGTTTTAATTGCAGCCATGCTATTAAATACAGGCCCTCTTCCATAAACTTCACCTGATCCTTTATTCCATCTAAATACAATATAAGGATTGCTACCAACTCCATCTAATTCTTTTTCAAAAATAATTTCTTCTTCATTCATACAAGCAACACAATATTTATATTTTTCTGTGTTTGCTTCATCGTAAATTTTGTAAACACCTTCTACAATATTTGCTTTTTTAGTTTCATTATTCTCAATAGCTTTTAACATCTTTTCAGACATTTCTGCTTTAGGATAAGCAGTCATTAATTGATTATATGCTATCTGTCTTTTTCTAAATACTGTATCTACTTTATTATCTGGCCCATTGTTTAACATTACTTTAGGCAAAGGAATTGCAGTAAATTTTATAGGATTTAATGCATCACCTTCTTCTACTAGCATTACACCAGTGCCAATAGCACAATCCATAAATGCTTCATGTACTTCTTGATTAAAGTTTGATCCAGCTAATATTTCAAAAACATATTTAGTTATCTCATCTAATGCTTCATTAACTGCTGGTCTTTGATCTTCTGGTATATCAGTACCAGCTTCAAAGTTTGCCCATCTGCCATAAGTAGGAACTATACCAGCTTGTAATCTACTAGCAAATTCTTGAATACCTACTACTGCAGTTTCATCAAATATTTTATCAGTACGTCTTTCGCCTATTGTTTCTTCATAAAAAGATTCTCTTGAAGGCATTGTATATTCATATGCTTCTTCATATTTATCTTTCCAATGATCAAAGATTGTTTCTGCATCTTGATACTTTTTAAAAAAATTTTTAAATTTATTATCAGTATATCCTGATGAAATATTTTTTTCTGCTACTGGTATAAATGCCATTATAATCCTCCAACCATTCTACCTTCTATTGTTCTTTTTCTTCCATCAAAAAATGTTCTTGATCCTTTTACAGCTGCTTCTTTTCTAGCTATTGCAGCTTTTCTGTTTAATGCTTGTTGTACTGATGCAGCTTCTTCACTTTCTGCCTGTGCTTTAGTATCTTGTATTGTTGCATCAGAAGTATCTCTTGTACTTGGACTAGCTGCTGCATAAGATGTAGAACTTTGTAATGCAGTATTAAAACTAGTTACATAATCTGAATATCTTTTTTTATTATAATCCATAAATGCTGCACCCATTAATGGAACACCCAAAGTTGCCATAGCTCCTGTTGCAATCATTTGTAATCTTTTTTGTGATTCAAACATTTGTTTAGAAATAGGTATTTGACCCATAATAGTTGATTCACCACTACCCATAGAAGCACCCATTACAGATCCAGTTCCTGATATAATTTGATTATTTACAACATTTTGAAAACTTCCTGTTTCAGGATTGTATGTTCCCATACCAGCTTCTGCCATTCTTTTTTTAGCTGATTCAGATGCAGCTTTTCCATACATTTGAGGGTTAGGTGCATTTGATGCAACATATCCCATTTGTGGGCCACCAATACCTCCTACTGCTGTTAAACCAATATCTTTTTTTACTTGTTTAGAAATTTGATTAGCTTGATTATTATTATTGTTATTACTTCCACCTCCTCCTCCACCAGAAGATGAACTTGTACTTGTATTACCGCCCATTATTTTTCCTTACCTTCTTGATAAAATCCTCTACCACCAGCTCTTGAGAATAATGATCTCATTCCAACCATACCTTTTTCTTTTCTTTTTTTTAATTTAGCTTCTTTTTTTTCTAATTCTTCTTGTTCTTTTAATTCTTCTTTTCTTCTTCTTTCAATATCTTCTCTAACTGCTTTGTCTGCAGCACTTTCTTCATACTTTGGTTTTCTAAATGCACCCATAATTATAGTTCTATTTCACACATTCCATTCTTTTTCAACGCACAATATAGCTGATTAGGTGTAAATATCCAAAACCTAGACCAACCTATCATTCTTTGCACATAACTAACGCAGCTATGTTCTTTAATCCATGATCCCATAATAACTGGGAATTTAGATACTTTATTCTGTACTGGCACTTTCAATATGTGTCCATTCTTCATTTGTATTAATCTAAATATTTTATCTACTTCTTGTTCATCAAGTATTTCTATATTTAATTTACCAAATAAATATTCTGCTATTAACCATATTTTTTTTTCAGGATCATATCCCATTACTCCACAATGTTTAAAACCTTTTTTAAAAAATTTAGTATGCCTATGATAATCTCTATTTTCGTAGAAATATACTAACCATTCATTCTGTTTTGCCATACACTTCTTCTTTTTTTATTACCAAATATATTCCAACCTCTAGTCTTAACTACTGTTGGATTTTTAGCTTTACCAGATATTAATTGTTTACCTTCACCAGCTCCTAATAATAAATACTGTAATGCGTCATGAACATGAGAATATCTATTCTTCATTGGCTTTTCATCATACCTATCACCTGAAGTCTGCATTCTTCTGTAGAAATAACCACCATTAAATCCTTTTTTAAGATTAATACATCTATGATCTACTAAGAAACCAGCAGATCCTTCTACTAATCTAGCTAATGAAGTTTCAACAGCTTCTATTCTAAGAGCTACATCATTACTATGAGTAGGTTTACCCATTATGCCATTTTGTCGCAGTATTTGAAATGGTGTAGTTTCATCTGTTTGAGCTCTAAAATCTCCAGCTGGATCACCAAATACTTCTATATCTAAGTTTCTATAATTCTTTGCAAATTCATATTTTAATAATTCACTAAATCTTGCAATACCCATATCAAAACAAACTAACTCCTGAAGTATTATCCATCTACCATTAGGTAGCTTTTGACCGAACACTGCAGCTGGTGTTAGTCCAAAGTCAATACCAACAAAAACTGTTGTTTGAGCTGGCTCTAGATCTTCTTTTGATAAATGTATTTCCATATTCCAGTTAGGATATACTGGTTTACCTTCTTCTAAAGATCCTAGTTTATTCATTACATAAACATCAATCCACCCTTTCATCTTACCTTTGATAATATTGTTATAATAATCTTGTGTAAGATTGTTTTGATTTTCACATTTACTATTTCTTTTATATCCTTTGAGTGTACCATCTTTATTTTTATCTTCTAATAAAGCAGATGGCTGCGTATAAAAATTCCAGTTCTCAGGCTTCACTAACATTAAAGCTTCATCTCTTGAAAGATGATCTGGTACTGGTACATCACCAGCCATAATAGGCCACCAATGATCTTCTTCTGGTGCGTTTGTATCTGCAATAACTCCATACCAAGAAGCACCACCATCACGCATACTAGGATATCTACCTACCCTCATAGTACAAGCGTCAATAATGCTCTTAGGAAGCTCTCTGGCTTCGTTTACCCATACACCTGTTAGTTCTAATGATAAAAGCTTTTTAACGTCCTCAGGCCTATCTAAAGCTAAGAATATGACCTCTAATTCTAGTTCACCTACATTTATTCTATGCGTATAAGGTACTGACCATGAAAATACACCCCATTCATTCTCAGGAAACCAATCTAACCATGTCTTGATAGTAGTTGTTTTAAGTTGCGGATTAGTATTCCGAATAACTGCCCATCTACTTTTTCTTTTTCCTTGGGCATTTTTCTCTTGTTGGAGAGCTCGTCTAAGTACTTCAATAGCGCAAGCAACAGACTTGCCACTTCCTACTGGCCCTCGTAAACCTCTAAAAAATTCATTGCCCTTTAGAAAGTTCTTTAAGGTATTGCCATCTGGTTTGTAACTTAGCTGTGCCATTTATACCAGATTCTTGTCTATCGCTTCTCTTAGCAATTTTTCTCTGACTTTTGGGCCAAGGCTTTCTATCAATTTGTCGCATTCCCTGTCCGTTACTGAAGCTTCGGGAAGGAATTTTAGATGTACCTTTCTTACGATCTGCCTTAGCTTCCGTCTTTCTGCTAGAGAAATGTTGAACAGCTGCCTGTTCTCCAGATTCGTTACGTCGTCTGTTTTGTCTATACTCATACAAAAACTCCTTAAATAAATCCCAATCAAGATATACCATTGGGTTAGAAAAGTCTTTCTTTAATACTAAAAGATCAGCAGATCCTTTCCATTTATCTAATTGGGCGAAGCCCTCGCCATTTTTTCTAGCTTTGACTTCAATGTTAGTTCCCTGAAATAGGTCAGATACTTGAACATCATGAGGGAACGCAGCAATAGCACCAGATAAAGGTTGTCGCCTGGCATTAAACCCTTCAGCTTGAAAGAGTTTTACTATTTCGTTCTCTACTCTAGTACCCTTTCTTTTTGCTTTGCTTGACAACTTTCATTCCTTTTTTCTTTGCTGTTTCTTTTGCTTTTTTCTTTCCAGCAGCAGTATATGGAAATTTCATTTTACCAACTTTAGGCATTTTCGACCTCACTTTCTTTACTGACTTTAGACTTTAAAACTTGACTACGCAATACTATTCTATCTTCATAAGCTTTATCTAGCTTATTTATTAATACATTATTTATTTCTTTAATATCTTTTACTTCTTCTTGAAGTATTCTTACAGTAGTCGTTAAATCATCAATAGTCATAGTTTTCATTCCTCGTTGTTATAAAATTTTTTTAGGTAAACTACAACTATATTAGAAATAAAATATTATTTCAATTCACTTACTAACAGTTCCACGCTCTAAGTGATTTATTTATTCTAGAATCAGGATCTCTTGCTGTTTTTGCAGAAGTCAGTTTCTTTTTCATACCTTTCATTCTAGCACAGAATGATTTTCTTCTCTTATTGCCCTTTTTCTTGGAAGGGGCTTTAAGATTGCCACCAGTAGCTCTGTTATAACTAGCTCTACCTTTGGCATTTAATCCACCTTTTGGATTCTTTCCTTCTTTTCTTTGCCATGCTGGAGTTGCCATTAAAAACTCCTAAACTTTTTTACTTTAGCTGCTATACTTTTAGGCTGCTTAGACACTTGTTTGCCTTTTTTCTTTGTTTTTCTTTTAGCAGCAGTAGTTCTAGCGTATTCACTAGGAGATAAAGCTTTAATAGCAGCACTTGGCAAATATCTTTCCCCTGTTTCAGAAGATTTTTTACCAGATTTGGTACGCCATTTCTGTTTACCCCATGCTTTTAGCGATTGTTGTGACCTTGCTAAAGCCATTATCTATATCCACCACCAGCAGCTTTATATCTTTTGGCTAATAGCTGTGCTTTTCTAGCAGACCATTGTCCAGCAGCAGTACCTTGTACAGCAGATGACTTAATGGACTGAAACAGTCTTTTTCTAAGAGTAGGCTTAGTATAGTTACCAGCCTTATTTACTGTACTTTTTTTCTTCATAATTTTTTTTGCCTTGCAAGGCGTGAGAGAAACCCTCTCTTGGTTTATCGTCTAAAGACATTTTACCTTAAATCTTAGAAATATTTTTGTCTACGCACATATGTTTACTTTTTTTAACTCTGTTGTGTGTATGACATCTTTACCACTAACCACTTGTTAGTTTTTAACCCCCACCCTCTCGTTCTAGCTAAGATCGATACTAACCTTTATATCTCCGACTACTTGGTGATTAACTTTGTCTGGTGTACGTAATCCAACTCTATCTAGTATATCCTTACTCGCTTCTAGTTGTACGTACTCTGATTTAGCATTGTTACTAAGTTGTACTAACTTATTACTTGCGGTGACAGCACCTAGACCTATCGTTCTTGACACACATTCCATCATGTATCTCTGTACTTTTGGAAGTCGTAATGTACGAGAAGCACTTACCCTAGCTGATTCTCTACTGACTTTTGTTGAATATCCAGCCTTTTCTGCTGCTTCAACTATACTACAACCTGTTGATACGATGGTATCGACAAGAGCCTTCTGTTTATCTGTTAATTCCGTATTATCCGTCATCTTCGTTATCGTTGGATAATTGTAATCATTGATAAAATCATGTCAAGTATAATCAACACAGTGTGACAATATGGAGCTAATCCAGCTCTCGCTAAAGTGCAGCCAAGGTCTGCACCCTAAAGGGCTTCGATCTGGGCTAAAAAGAATAAAAGAATAAAAATAAAAAATTAAGAATAAGAATATAATAACAATAATAGAAAGGATAAATAATGATAATAATAAATATGATAATGTTAATATATATAATTATTAAAATAAGATGGATCGCTGAAACGGTCAAATGCCATACAAGTAAAACCAAGTAAAGATGCGAATAGTTCGCGGATCCACGATAGCTTCGCTATCTCACTCCACAAACGATTCGATCTTGACTAAGTTTTCCTAGTATAGCAGAGAACAGGCATAAGCCTGTATGGACGAGCCATACAAACTTAATATTATGAAAGGTACTAAAATGAATAAATTAAATGATAAATTAATAAATGACTTAATTGACACTTACTACAAAGCATTAGAGCTTATGTATGATAATCATGTAAATACTGAATTATTAGATATTGACGCGGAAGGCAACAATGTCAATAATAGTTTACAATCATTTACTTATCAAATGAACGGCATTATTCCTAGTTTATATAATCAAGTTTCATACGCTGACAAAATGCTTAATTATGCAGAAAATGGTTTAAAATGGGAAAAAGACAAACAAGGAGCTAGTTCAAGAATTGCTAGCCTTGATATGTATGCTAGATCACAAGAAATCAGTTCTGTTAAATTATCCCAATTAGAGCAACAATATAACGCTAGAGAACATAACTTCAATCATGCATACGCTAGAATGATTGCATATACTAAATACTTCAAGGAAGTAACAGGTGACGAATATGTTCCTTTCACAAGTAAAGGAGCTAAACCAGTTAGCGAAGAAACAAAAAAGAAAGTTAAAGTTCTTGAAGGTAAAGAAAAAAAGAAACTTGCAGCTTTCTATAATAAAAACATAAATAAAATTGCTAAAGTTTTAGACAATGAAGATGGTACAATATCTCCTGAATTAATCCCAGCTCAAATATAGTTGGGATTATATCTAAAAAGCGAAAAAAAATTCGCGAGCCTACGGCTCGCGTTTCTATTGGTTAAGAATAACATACAAAAGCCACAATTCGGTGGTAATGCCAGGTGCATTGGACAGACTTAACCGAAAACAACGGAGAATAATATATGATAACTAAAGCATTTAAATCAGGTATATGGGTAGGTAGCTCATTACTAAACAGTAAACTATACAAAGCTGCTAAGCGTAAAGGTGTATGGTATTACCGATTATTTATATCAGAAGATTTCGCTAAAACTATGAGCGATATCTATGATATGAATGTTCTTGAAAGAAAACTAAAAGGTCTATCGAGATTAAAGAAAAGAGTATTTAATGTAGATGATAATGGCAATATATGGGATCCAGCTACTGGTGAAATATTTGGCAATGTAAATACATTAAAAGAAACACCAGCTACTCCTAAGACAGAGCCGAAAGCTG